TGCGGGCGACGCACTGGAAGCGGCGGACATTGCACTAGAAGCGGCAGATAGCGTGAAAGCCAGGGCTGACAGCGGCGAGTTTAATGGCGACAAGGGCGACACCGGCCCCCAGGGCCCCCAGGGGGTCAGCGGCGTATACGTGGGAAGCGGCGAGATGCCGGAGGGGTACACCGTCCAGGTGGATCCCACCGGGGATATGCTGTGCTATACCGCCGGGGAGAGCGACGACCGATACGCCAATGTGCTGACCGGCACGGCTTCGGGGCCGGTGGCCGCGCTGGAGGACGTGTCCCCGACGGGGGCGCTGCGCCGGGCGGCGGTGCTGGGCGCGACCGCCGAAACGGGCGAAGGGGATAAAGGCCCCGATAACCCGTATACCCTCGCGGGTGTACAGCCGACAAAGGTGACGGTGTGCGGGAAGAACCTGCTGCCAGTTACCAGGACGGCGGAAGGGACATACA